CACCTTCATTTAGTATTCTTTGGCACTCCTTATCAATCTCTTTATCTGTAAAGTTAGGATTAAACATTTTCACTTGAGCCCTCAAAAAGTTATACTTATTATCATTCATAAGTTAGTTAATTAGTTTGTTAGCTTATGCTAATTAGCTTTAAGCTTTTAGCTAATTAACTCTATGCTTAGAGCTTAGATCCTGAGCTAAATGAGAGATAGAAGTATCCAACCAAAAAGATTACTCTTTCTGTTGGGCTCTCATTCAAAATGACTATCTCTGTGCTTGTCGCATGAGTCCTTTCGCCATTATGTATTAGTGTCATCAGCAATGTGCACTAACCTGGTATCTACCTTTTAGAGATATTGCCATCCCTAAGTAACCTGGGGCTTATACCTTAGCCATACCCCTGAGCTGTGTTACTATCCCGCAGTAGCTCGTTTCATCTTCATGCTGCCGTTATCAATTCCGCACATAAAAGATATAGCCCTAAGGATGCAGGGTGAGAACATCCAAAGGGCGTATAAAAAACCTTATTCAAAGTACTAACAGTAATACCACCCTGTAACAAATCTATGTATAAATATGTTACGAGATTCATTTGTGCAAAACTATTTCTGCTGTTGAAAACGTAGTACCGTAATGTATACCCAAAATGGTAGCCATACAAAGCCTGTAAAGATAACACCCATGTAAGCGTACCAATGGTAGTTAGATAGGTGCCTCTGATGTCTGTAGATGTTTAGGCAGAGTATGCCCGTATGAAGTAGGAAGCCTACTAAGTAGATAATTAATAGTGTCATATTTTTTTACGTTTAGCTCTTCGTTTCTTTATTTGTATAGGTATTTGCTCAAGAGTGAGCAGTGCTTGAGCTTGTTCTAATTTATTTAGCTCCTCAGCTAACTGCTGCTCTACATCATCCACGTATTTCTTAGCGCATGGACCGCAGCTTGTGCCAGGGTAATCTAAGTTAGTGTACTTCTTTCTTATCTCACCTATCACCTTCATATCTTGATTAGTTACTCTGTTGTTACGCTTCAAAGATAAGATAAAGGCCAGCATATTTTCTATTACTAATCTATCATCTAAGATAGGCCATTTCTTTGCAGGGCAATCCTTAACAGCATACATTGCTAAGTGATCTATAGGACAGCCACACGGCTTGAATAGATGCCCATTAAGCTCAGTTGGTTTAGCGAATGGATTAATGGCATTGGTAGGAGGCCCACATGTCTTATAGCGAGTGTTAAATACTTCGCACTTATTGCAGATTTCAATTCTCGCAGCGTAGTTTTCTTTAGTCATATTTGTAACGAATTTCTTAGTGTTACTTTAGCTTTCTTAATTGTCCGGTAAAGATAGTTCAAAGGTATGCCTGTTTCTTTAGCTAACTCTTGGTAAGAGAAATCATCCAAGGCATAGAGAAAGAATAGCTCTCTCTCAAAGTATGGCAGCCTGCTAATGAAGATATCTAACTGCTCATTCTCTAATCTCATTCCTACACTCTTATTCACATCATCTATGATATCATCTTTCAGATCATTGCGTATCTTCTCAAATCTTAACCGGGTATAGTTGAATGAGCTATTGCTACAGCGTGCAGATAGTCTAATAGCATTGCTAACGTAATTGTTAAGCTTACCTCGGTTATGAATATCCTGTAATTTATCTTTATCACTTTCTAATATCTTGAGCAGCGTGTCATGTAAAAGCTCATCAGCCAAGTCTAATCGGGTAACAGTTGCTGCTACTCTGCGCCATTCGGCATAGCATCGGTTAATTTCAGAGGTGTAGGTACTCATCAATAATTACTTTGGCATCATCAAAGCTCTTGCATGTAACTGCTTGGTAGCCATTGTTAATTAACTTTGCTTGCCAGTCTTTCTGAGATTGACTCATTACACCCTTACTTGTTTTCATTTCTATAGCTAACCCAAAGAATGTGCCCTTAGCATTATAGATAAAGATATCAGGGAAGCCTTTTACATATCCTGTTTTTTTCATCTTAACAGCTTGCTTCATTGAAGTACGAACACCCCCTGCAGATGCACAATAAAGCAGCCAAGGATATTGAGCATTAACATAGTTAATAACAGCCTCTTGGATTAGGGCCTCTTCGTTCTTCATGTGCTCAAAATTAGACTATTAACTTATCTCATTTCAACATCTTATTCACATACTTATTCACATAGTATTAAGTGTGATATATTTGACTATCCATTTCAGCCTTTTGGTTTAGGCTTATATTGATTATTTGATTACGGGATAGCCTTGCAAACGTGCAGGGCTATTTTGTTTATATCAATTACGTCAGTTTCATCCTGATAATCTTACTGTAATAGATACCCTTCAGGGTATCACTTTCGGATATTAACGCATATTAGCGGATATTTTACGCTATCGGGTATAATTTTCTACTGTATTTTGGCATGATGTTAAGCTTACTGCCAAATTATAGTGGAGTATTTTCCACAATAAGGCTGTTTTTGTAGATTATTTTCTACTATAAAAACACATTAAAGTATGCAATATCCCTCATAAAACACTTTTAAGTATGATAAAGTGTGCTAAATCACACTTTAACTTAGATAAATGCATACTTAGTATAGTTCCTATTAAGCTCAAAGTAAGCTCGCATCATGATAGCATCTGCTATATCGGGAGAGATTCCTCCGGTGCGCTGGCTGATAGTGTCTTTTGATGTTACTCTTAGCTTACCTTCCTTATCAGGATCTACTCTGCGAATAAGCTCAAGCTCTTTGCAGATATCCTCTTGCCATTTAATAGGAAAGGTAATCTCATTCTTATCTATCAGCTCTCCTAATCTAAAGTAACAGTCTGCTTTTAGATTCATGTACTGAGTGCCTCTCACTGCTTTACTACCGTTCATGAATTCCCTGCATCGTAAACTGTCAACAAGGCCACCGCCTACCCCATCAGCATCGGCAAGCACATTAGATAGCCTAACACTATACTGATTCATTAAGCGCTGTATCTCTGCCTTAACTTCATCTTGCCTCTTCTGCCTAAGCACTACTATATCAATGCAGCTTAGGCCCTTCCATACACAAAGCACTGTTCTATCTTTTCCAAGCCGAGCTATATCTGCAGTGATGTATCCCTCACCTACATTTGTGGGCTCCCTAAAGCAGCGCATGAGCTCATCATAAAGATATAGTCTATCACTGCTGTTATCAAATTCCCAATCTCCCTCAAGTAAGCGCTTGCGGTCCGCTTCGGGTAATCGGCTAAGGCTTGTTACATACGCTTCCGGTAAGTGTATATTATCACCTGGCAAAGCTTGCACAAATGCAAGATGCTCAGGTAGATTCTGATTCTTATAGGGTAAGTAAAATTGGTTGTATATCCATCCCTTAGAAGGATTGCACGTGAGCAGAATTTTAGGAGTAAGATTATACTCATTTAACTTATACCTGATACGTGAGCATACTATGCTATAAGCCTTCTCACTTATCTCAGTAGCTTCGTCTAAAAATACATCAGTGAGCTCTAATCCTCCTAAGTCCTGAAAGTTTGGATCTGATGGGTACAGGAATAAATCAGCTAAGATTATCTCTGAGCCATTGCTGAACTTAATAATATGTGATTGCTGATTATAGCTAAAGTCCTCCCCTGCTTTAAGGCCAATGTCATTAGCTACCTGAAAAAATGTATTCATGGTAGTTTTTTTCAGAGTATCTAACTTAGCTCGGCCAATCAATGAGCGTGTGCCAGGGTATTTTAGCCTGCGTAATATCTGCCACATGCAGCCTAACATAGTTTTGCCACCGCCTGCAGCTCCTCCATAAAGGATAGTCTCTACATTTGAATCTGCTGATAAGAATTTAAGTGCCTCACTTTGCCTTGTTAGTGGCTTGAAATTGTAGTTTATTTGTCTCTCCATTGCACAAAAGTAGGCACAATGTTAAAAGTATCTACAGGCTTTAAAATTCTTTCTAAGTTAAGCTCCATTAAGTAAGCTCCTAATGGTTTAGGAGGTCTCATTCTTTCCACGTGAAAGCCCATAAATCCCTCATCATACTCCTCTTTGTAGCTTGCAGTTCTGATGTGATGCACATATCTCATATTGATCCTATAGCCACCATTAGGTGCATAGCATAATTCCTCTACCATATCAGCATGATGGTAAAGCTCGTGCACATGGCCAGTCCAAATGCAGTCAGCTCCATCTATCATAACACCCATACGGTTATTCTGAATAACTCCCTTAGTAACTACTCCGCCTCCTCCTGATCCATGATAGTATTTAGTTTTAAATACAAGAGCATTACCTTTATTTCTCATTACTCTATGTATCCACCAACCACCATAGCCACCTACTAAAACATTAGTGCCAGCTTCTCTGTTTAATCCACTAACAAAGCGCTCTATTAAGTCAGTCTCACAGTTCTTAATTATAGCAGTCTCATGATTGCCATAGCCTACAAATATCATCAGGTGAGCGTATGGCTTAAACCAATCTATTGCAGTGTTGACTAATGCATCTAAGTAGTTAGCCACGTTATGCTCCGGTCTGATATCATTCTTATTGCGCCTTGGATCATACTTGCCCTGCATGCAGCAGAACAAATCTCCATTCACAGCAAAGCTTATATTTTCAGCTAAGCACTTATCTAAGTGTGCCTTTAAAAGCTTTCTATCGCAGTGAGGATTATCCCAATGCACGTCAGAAATCATTAAGAATTTATCTCCACTTTTGCAAGTAGTGATAATGACATTTCTACCCTCTCGAGATGATGTAATCATTTGTGATTATGTTAGATTTAAGCTCCTGAAAATGCTTTTTAAATTCGTTGTAAGGCACATCTATTACTATTGCATTATCTATCCCTTGCATCAGCGCTAATGTGCGCTGCCCTACATAGTAAGTACCATCTGCTCTAAACTCTACTTCCGCCTGAACTCCTACGCAGTTACGAGCATCGAACATAAAAGGAATATCCTCTGCATAAATAGACTCTAAGCCTATATCTTCAGAGTAATTCCACTGTATGATAGTGCAGCTGCACAGCTCAGGTAACAGCTTGGCATTTAAATCTATTGGCTCCTTCTTCTTTCTAAATAGATTCATAAGTAAAGGTTAATAAAAAAGCCCAGCGTAGTGCTGAGCTCTTTAAGTTAGTTACTAACACCTATTTGTTAGTGGAACAAATTGCTATTCTATTGCTTCACCTATAGTAATTTGCTTAGTTTCATAGGCTCCTCGGTTATCTAATGGAATAAATCCACTGCCGTTACCATGTACTACCTTCATAAAATCTACCTCTACCTTAGCGCTGTTCACAATCACTTGTGCTACATCTGCTATAGTTTTAGCTTTATCCATCTCAATATCCCCATCTTTAAGCGCTTCTATAACTTCAAAGAGGTGATTTCTTAAATCTTCAATTTTGTTCCTGGCCATTGTTTATTTGTTTTTTTAGTTTTTTAAGAGCTTTCATTGCAAATCTTAGATCTGCTGGATACCTAACTATGCTATTTCTAACCATTGCCTCTGCATAAGATATACATTCAAGATTACTCAGCTCGTTGTTTAGCTGGTTGTTATCTTTAAATACTATTTTATGCTTTACAGGCACCGGGCCATTAGCACTTTCCCATACCAAAATATGCACACCTTTCCAAGTTTTAGGATTAGCTATCTTGCGCTCTACATATCCATCCTTAGTAATGCGCTCAGCACCTACAGGCTTAAAGTTGTGAGGCTTGCTACCTTTTTTAAACATTGTAGGAGCACATTTGTTATAGGTAGAGACAGCTACTTTCTTTCCTTTGTTAGCAGGCACATGGCCCTTAGCGTAACGGTGTAACTTAGAATTTTCTTTTAGCTTAATTGAAGTCTTAGCCATTACTTTATCATGGTGCAGCTTGCTCTTTTTAATGTCAAGAGCATAAGCCTTACCATACGTTCCGCTAATACTTCTATTTAAAGCCTTGGCCACATCTTGAGTAAAGTTATCAGGATAGTGATTAGCCAGGTATTCTATTTCCTCAGCAGTCCAATCTTTTGCCATAGTGCTCATGTGATAAGGAAGCTTCTAAATCAAAGTAGTGTCTTATGGCTTTAGTTCTGCATACTATAAGCCCATCACGTGCAGCTTTAATAGCTTCAATTCTTTGATCTAAGCTGCGGATTTGACTATCTAATACGGAAGGATCATCATTAATCCAAAAGCCATTACTGCTGCTGCATATTGCATAGGAGCCAGTTTGTCTCATGTGCCCTATAATTTTACGCACCTTTACCTCTGTGCATTTTGGAGGATTAATAGTATTAGCA